GCGGCTTTTTCCAAAAATCTATCTTTGAGTTCAACAAGACAGTTTCGTGTTTTGGTCTAGTCGGCAGGAGTCCATCGACCTTCGACTTAATCGACATCAGAGAAAATTGTGGACGGGGTGACCCGGATTCTGCCTTTGGCGAGTTCAGTTGGTTCAAGTGGGCCTCTTCGGATTTCTCTGGTGCTTCTGATGGAACCAATGGGTACTTCCGTGATTGTATCATGGACGTGCTTATTATGTTCCTCCCTCCACATATTCAGGCTATCATTCAGGCCAGTAATGGGGAGCACTTGGTTACTTACCCTACCTACCATCTGTATAGCCCTCATGGCGAGCTCTTGGGGGGTTTTGGAGAAATAGAACCTGTGCATCAGACCCTCGGGACGCTAATGGGAGAACGAACCTCCTTTCCTATCCTGTGTTTTGAGGTACTTGCTGCCCACGTGAGCAATCTTCGCAGATGCGGTGACGTGCGCCCTTTGGATGACCTTTTGAAGGGTGTCCGGATCAATGGCGATGACCGTCTAGCGATTAGTACAGATGCGCTGGAGGCAGAGTTCTGGGAGTTCTGTGAAAAGTATCTCGGTTTTAAGGAATCGAAGGGAAAATCCTATACTCACGAGAACTATGCTAACATCAATAGCCAATCGTACATCTGTAACGTGCTTGAAGGCACACCTTTCAAGGTGCCTGTTCGCGCGTCTGGCCTCGAACATGGTCAGAAGAAGCTCGACGAACCATTTGATCCTACGTGTGTAATTACTCAAATTCTTGATGGCTGTCATAACAGCTCTATGGAGTGGACGGTGTTGCAACGTTTCCTGGTTCGTTATCACGTGGAAAGTGACCGGATTGCTGCAGGTCGCAATCTTTTCATCCATCAGTCTCTAGGTGGCCTCGGTAATCGGCTCCCTTGTCGTCATGGCAAGGCCCGCTGCCGTCGCGCTAACGGAGAGATCTGTGGTCACCCTTCTGGTATGAACTGGAAGGTTTGTGTGACCCTTGAGCAGCGCTTTGTTGCTGGTGCCTTGTTGTCGGCATCAAACGCCATTGCCGTCCCGTATGGCCCTGGTGTGCAGGAAGCAGCTTCACTGCCTCAACTTTTCGAGACTCCTTGGGATGTCTATGGAAAGCCCTCCTATTGGAATACTGAGGAGTTTGAGCTCAAGGAAATGGGTCATCGATACAAGGCCGAGCTGGCCAAATTCGATCCTGATATGGGACAGAACTTGCCTGGAGAGGCGAGACTGCTCTCGTCCAGACTACGCTACAAGGATGGAGGCGGAGTCACAGCGACCACGTTGGTTGAAGATGAGTATAAGTTCTGGAGATGTCCAGAGTGCTTAGACTATTGCCCTTTGACACGTGATTGCTCTTGTGGTTGGACTCGTACTGCGTGGCAGTGCGCCGTCTGTGAAATGTGGAACCCTGAGTGCGGCATGGCTTGCCGTGTCTGCTCTGAGTTTAGTCACCCGATTGGCCTCGTTCAGGTCCAGTCTCGTATCCACTACCACAAGGAACTGCGTCCACGACGCAACGTCTCTCTGAGTCGCACCAAGCTCGTGAAGCTCGGCTATGCGGACAGACAGTTAGACGAATTTGACCATGCCCTATATGCTCACGCAATTGAGTCTGCGCGTCACGAGTACGAGGGGTTCCCCACAGTTCGCTATCATGGCCGAGCTGTTGATCTTTGGGGACAAAACGAGTCATGGGCGCCTCTTAGGTCAGCCCAGCTCGTGTGGCACTGAGCTTCACAAACTCAGGCTTCTTGGCATCCATGCCGGAAATGGAGGAACCTACGCCTAATGGTAGGGCTGGAATTGAACCAGCTGGCTCATGCGCATGAAATACTGTCGCCCGGCCTGATCAAATCTAGGTAGCTCTCCTATACAAGAGTAGTGGGTCTCCCACTTTACCGTCCAAAACGCTTACCTTTAGGAGATCATGTGATGCTTCGGAATTGCGTACTAAGTCTGTTTCGCGTGTGACGCGACAGGTAGAATGTCTACAGACTGCACGGATGGGCACAGCTTGTGAAGCCGTGTTGTGGGCGATGAACAGTCGCAGGTTTGATATCCTGGGCTCCACGATAAAATATCATGAAGAAAAATACTCAAAAAACCAATGCTGCTCGCATGGCTGCGCTTGCCAATCAAGTCAAGCAGCTTCAGAGCCAAGCTGATTCGGG